CTGCTGGGCCTGCTGCTCACGTAGCGCCGCCTGCTGAGCGGCTTGGCGCTGCCTTGCCCGCATATCCTCGATCTTCATCTGGCGGTCCTGGTCGCGGCCCTCGAAATTGCGCTGATCCCGCTGCCCGGCCATCTGCCGATCGACATTGCGGCCCTGAAAGTCCCGATCTCCCTGTTCCTGCTCTCGCATTGCCTGCTCGGGTTTTTGAGCAATGTCCGCCCACTTGCTGGCAGCGCTGGCCACCTTGTCGAGGGCCGTCGCCTTGTTGGACATCGTCTTCGACTGCTCCTGCTCAAGCGCCACCTGCTTCGCCTGCTCGGCCATCGGATCGGCCTGCTGCGCCTGCTCGATCATCCCCATGACGCGTTGCTTGGTGCTCGCCGGCAATCCGCTCATCTCGATCACGGCAGACGGCGGCACCGGAATGCCGGCAGAGGCGAGGCTCTGCAGGAGCTCGAACGTGTCCTGCATCGTGGTGACAGAGTCGGGAGCCTCGTCGAGGATGATGTCGACGTCCAATGCCCCGATGGCACCAGGCGTCTGCTGCACCATCTGCATCTGCTGCCCCGGTGCCTGCTGCGCATACATCTCAGTGACGAGTTGCGGCTGGCCCATCTGGTCGAACGCCAGCGTGTTGACCCGCGCGAAGCGAGCAGCGTCCTGCTGATCCGTTACCCTGATCCAACGCTCTGCCGTCCAGAACTTTCTGATGTTGCTCCACATCGCGCGGTAGACGCGCAGCTTCCAGTCCGACCACGCATCAATGAAGGGGCCGAGTTCCGCCAGCCCGGACTGCTGCAGCAGCGCAATGGCGCGGCCACTCTTTTCCATGCCCTTTTCGACCAGCGTCGGGCCGTAATTCTCAATCTCGCTCTTGGCCTCGGCCAGCATTTCCATCTGGCCCTGCCATTCCTGAGCTTTCGCGGCGTCTTCGAAACTGATCCCGCCCTCGATGTTGAACTCCAACACCCCGTCCGGGCGCATGGCCTCCTGGCGTAGCCGCTCAACGTTCTCCACTGCGCCCTTGCGCACCAGCAGGCGGCGGGTATTGAGCTGATGCAGCGCCTTCGAGCGCCGCATGTTGATCTCGTCCTGCGGGCTCTTCATGTTCCGCACGAACCCGTACCTGTCCCCGTCGTGATCGACGTAGGCGGAGAAGGCCAGGAAAGACGAGGCGCTCTTGCCCTTATCGTCGACGAATGGCGAGGGCTGCGAGAAGAGTTTTACCCGCGCGGAATAGTGGCAGCAGTGCCATTCACTGCCCTTCTGGTATTCATGCTCGATGACGCGGACGCGCTTTTGCTCGACGTCGATCCAGCGCCGCTCGCGATCCTGCTGGGCCGACGACTCGATGTCGCCGCCCGAGGAGAGCAGCCCGCTCAGCTCTTCGACATGCTCGGGATACATCTCCTGCGCGACGTCCAAGTCCAACCACTTGGCCACGCCCATGTAGCGGGCGTCGGAGAAGTCCGGGCGGAAGCTTCTCGGGTCGTAGAAGAAGCAGTCGTCGTCGACCACGGCCAGGCTGATCTCCGCGTCGCCCTGATCGCCCGGCTCCAAGACCATCTGGATGCAGCCGATACCTTCGCGCCCGCCGTTCCTGGTCGCCTCGATGCCGACCGCCTTCCAGCGCGCCCGATCGAGCGCATAGCGCAGTGCCTCAGTGGCTATTTCGGCTTCCTGGTCGTGATGAGGCGTTCTAGCAAAAGCTTTCGGGTCCTGCCATAATCTCTTTAACGTTCCAACAACGCCATCTATCTTACGATTTACTCTATTAAAAGTTATTACAGGCTGCTTGCGCTTCTTCAGTATAGCAATCTCTTCAGAAGACCAATGACTTCCATGGTAATAGTGACGGGCTATCCTTTGCTCTTCTATTTCTTCCCTTTTACCTGAACTCCAATCCAAATATTGTTTTCTGAGTTCAGTAATGGATTTGCCGCCATTCTCGTCGTAGCCCTCGTCGGCTGAAGGCTCCCTTGGCGCATAATTGACATAGGCCATAGGTCAACTCTGCGCTACAATGCATGACGGGCCAGCGTTTGCGCGCCGACCCGTCACTAAACACAGCCACCTGGGTTGGAGGTCGCCATGTCTGAAGTCATCGATATCACAGGCCATCGTTTCGGTCGCCTCGTTGCGATTTCATACGTAAACCCCAAACGCTGGCTCTGCCGTTGCGATTGCGGGACAGAAACCATCATCCCCGGAGATAATCTTAGAAGAGCCATCACTAAATCGTGCGGGTGTCTGCGCACTGAAGTGACAAGATCACGTTCATATAAACACGGACATAATATAAGAGGACATCGTTCTTCATCGTATCGTTCTTGGGCAAACATGATAGAACGCTGCACTAATCCTCACGATACGGATTGGAAAAACTACGGAGGCCGTGGCATAGCGGTCTGCGACCGCTGGCGACATTCGTTCGAAGCCTTCCTTGAAGATATGGGTGAGAAGCCTCCCGGTCACTCCATCGACCGCATCAACAATGATGGAAACTACGAACCGGGCAATTGCCGCTGGGCAACAGCATCAGAGCAGCAACACAACAAGCGAGTTAAAGCGCCTTAATCGAATAGCCCTCACTTTCGTTGGTTCGATCGCTGTATCCGCTACCATCGCCACGCTTCGGCGGTGCGTCTCTTGTAGGCACCCAAGGTCTGCTCATTACAGCGTAGCGCAACATGTCCGCCGCATGATCTTCACTATCGGTGTCGATATCTTCCGCACGTTTGGCGTCGTGCTGAAGCACCGGAAGTGTCCGAATGAGGTTCTTACACGTCTCGAAGACATAGAGCATCGGCACACCGTCCTGCCCTTTTAGTCTTTGGCGAAGCTCATCCCATCCTCCGCGAGCAGAGCCACCAGCCACCCGGCGGTTGTCAGCTCGCCCAAAATAGACGCCATTTCTGGAAAATATCTCTGCTCTGGAAGGGCCGCCATCTTCTGAAAAACAGGACGGGTCGCATATCGAATAGGTGATCTTGTCTCCGTTATCCCGCTCCAGAATGGCTTTAGCCACTTCTTCTGTCGTCATCTTGAGGCCGACGTTGGGAGCCGAAGCACCGTAGTACTCCCGATAGTGAAGCAACGCTCCTCGCGGCATACCCTGATATTCGTCTCCGACAACCGCGAACCAACCAACACTGAATGGCGCAGCCGACCCCCAGTCGTGCGAACGAAACCTCAACCAGTCTTTCGGAACCTCAAACGGCTTCCGCACATGCTTCTCGGCCGACCACTCATCAAAGAAGGCTCCCTCGATGGCCGACCAGTCGCCCTCCAGCCAGGCGCGGACGAGGGCGGCGCTGCCGACCATCCTGAGCCGGTCAACGTAGGCCGGGTCGGCGTCGAGCAGCATGGTGTTGTCGGTGATGCGGGCCGGGATGACAGCGGCGCGGCTCTTCACCCCGCTTGGCCGTGTCACCTCCACCAAGTAGGGCTTTCGCTTGAATGGAATGAGTTGGTATCGCTCGGCGATCCAGTGCTGGCCTGCACCTCCTGGATTGCCCGTCAAGATCATTTGGATGGGCACACCGGCTGCACTGCGCATGGTGCCGAAGAGCCTGTCGATGGGAGCGGGATCCGGGTACTGCCCCACCTCCTCGATCCAGACATCGGTGAGGTTGCGACCCTGGTACTCATCGGCATCGCTGATGGTGTCGAGGTAGGCGAATGCGACGCGACCGCCGTGCGGCATGCGCCACTGGAGTTTCGACTCGTTGAACTTGCCGCCGAGCGGAGTGTAGATCTGGCGTGAGCGCTCCATCGCGTCCTCCGACGACACTGTGGTGCGGCGGAACATGACGGCATTGAAGTCTTTTCCGAAGCGCTCCTCCTTCAGGCCCCAGGCTCCGAGCACGCCGTCGCTCTTGCCTGAGCCGCGGGAGCCGCCGAAGAAGACCTCCTGGAGCGGGCAGTCGACGAGCGCCCATTGCGGGGCGGATTGCGGCCGCCAGACGTAGACAGTAGGCTTTGGCTTCAGCTCGGATGGGAGTTCAAGGGTTGGCAATGGGCAAGAGCCTCTACATGCGCAATTACCGAGCCTGCCGGCGGCATCGCCCATTTGTTGAGGCGCTGACGATGCAGGAGCTTGAGCAGGAGCTTAATGACATCCTGCGCATCGAGTCGGTCGAACTTTTCCCGTGGCACCAAGAAGTGCTCAAGCGATGCCAGGCCTTGGACGTTTCCTTCCCAAGCCTGCCTCGCGTACTGGCAACTCGCCCCCAGTACCGTGCTGCTAAGAGTCGAGCTGCTTTGGGGCGTGCTTAGCGAGCCATTCCTCTTCGGTAGAGGGGGGTGCCGGGTGGAGTGCGTAATTGACGTTGAGGTTTCTGGTTTCCGATCTGTCGACGAACATTCCGAGTTCTTTGCCGAGGAGTTCGAGGGATCGGACTGCGACTGGTCCGTTGTAGACGGAGCTGTGTTTGTCTCGGGACTGGTTGGCCATTTCGATGAGGCCTTGCATGATCCATTCCTTGGTGAGGCCTACGGCTTTTGCGGCTTCTGCCTGCAGTTCAGCGACGCGATTAGCGACGTCAACCTTTGTCAACAGG